TCAAGAATACTGTCAGCGACTAATGCTGTGATGGGCATTCTAGCCCACATAGCCCCGCCGTGAATGTTCTCTTCTTCTTCACAGCCAGTAAACACCACGTTAAAACTAAGACACCTGTCCGGTATCGTGTTTACTGCTATGGCTAGCGCATGAAGATACTCACCTTCATACTCTACGTGATTATGTGTAAACTCTTTACGCACCCAGCACTTAAAGTGTGGGATGTTCGAGGCTAAGTAAGCCATACTACTCTACTACTAAGGTTGGGCTAGCACTTCCATCTTTTTCTAGCCTGACGCAGACGGCTATTCGGGTCTTTAGCCGCCTTGGGAAACTTCTTCATCTGTCCTGCAGAGCGAGCGCAGAAGGACTTACGTCTCTTCGCGTCTTTGCTACCGGGTTCAACTTTACCAGTAACAGCGCCCCGCAGTTTGGAGCCGGGATTAGCCTTGCGATATGCTCTGATGCCCTTCTCGGTCATGCCAGCGCCCTTCTTAGTCGGTCGCTTCATTCCCTTACCTTTGGGCATCACATCAGGCTTCCTGACTCCTCCTCCCTTTGCGTACTCCTTACGGCTAATCGCTGCCACCTTCTCTGATTGCTGCTTGTGCAGCTTGGAGGCTTTGCTTAGCTGTTTTGAGACTTCCCTTAGTTCTTCCTTTGCGGACATTTTACTTCATCCGTGGTTTACGAATAGGCCCACCCATTCTACGGTTCATGGCATATACCTTGCCACCACCAGCTTTCTTTTGACTCTTATAATCTTTGGCTTCAGCCCCCCGCCTAATAGCTTTACGTGTAGCTTCTTTTAGCTCTTTGCTGCCCCCATAGGGTTTTCCCTCTTGAGAGGGTTCAGGATTCATCATGTCATCCATGATAGATGCTACAGCACCACTAAAGCTTTTTTTAGCGGCTGCAATCTTTTCAGCCGTTAGTGGCGGTCTTGCTTTAGAACCAACGCGCTTTCCAGCAGCAGCATCTGCTTGCGCTCTATCCATACCAGCTTTAGACCCGCTTATTAATGAATTAAATCGCTTTTGCACCATACGCATTGCTGCTCGACGCTGGGCGTTAGTAGCCCCTTCCTTTTTAGCAGCTTTATCTAGTCGCTCTAGATATGCTCCGGGGTTTCTACGCAACTTGATAATACGGTCTATTTGCCTATCCAAATCTTCTGTTTGTATTTCATATGGTCCAAATTTAGCCATTATCCATATCTCCCTTGTCTTTTGTACATCTGCTTACAATGGCAATCTCCACAATCACAATGAGGACATGGCTCTGGGCAATGACACTCCTGCGGTTGACATACGCAGGTGATGCACTGATCATCTTCTTTTTGTTTTTCTGGCGTGTGTTGAATCATGTAGAACGCCGCGTATGGTCCTTGATATGCAGACATTGTTTTTTCTTGGAGAAGGCAGCTAATTTAATCTCGTCTCACAACTCTCCACTAGAAAAAATCTTATGTTTATTGTTGGAGTGTAGACAGACTAATGGCTGCTAACTATCTATTATAACAATAATATGAGACTTGTCAAGAAAAAAAATTAAACTGAGTGCATTTTTTGCTTGACAGATTGGAAATGGGCTGTATAATAGTATTAACTCTACTCCGGGGGGTTAATATATACCTACCCCCCTTAATATTAGCCCATATTGTAATATAATTACCCAATTTTGTAATAAAATTACAATATATTACCTTTGATTAGCCGCCATTAGCCCTAAAGCATTGAAAAATAATAAAAAATTATTAAAAAAGGGTAAAAAATAGTAAAAATATAGCGGGATTGCATACAAATATATACCCACCCCCAGTGGCCCATGCGCGCCCGTGTTTGGCTAAGTATTTGTTTTTATTGTATTAATCAATTATCCATAATGTATAGTGTGCGACCCCGGTTTTCTGCGGTTTTTACCCCGGCTAATTGGTCTGCGATCCCCTCTTATATCTGCATCCCCCCGCGCGTTGGGTCAATCAAACCGACAATTTCCCCCGGTGTCCTTTTTGGTGGTGCTTTGATGGGGGTGAGGCGTGCAATACAGCGCAGGAAATCCCGCAAGCAATCCGCAAAAGCGCAGCAATATCCAAACGCTAGGGATTATTCAGGGATAAAAAAAAGCCCCCGGTGAAGGGGGCTAAGTTTATTCTGGTTGAGGTTGTTATGCTGCGATGTAACGGGTTGCGATATCGATATTGTCGCAGGGTTCAAGGGTGTACTCTGATGTCATAAAGCAAGCCATCTGAGTCTTAGTCCCGTTCATGTCTGTTGCGGTGATGTTTATCACGGTGAACTCGGTTCCGCTCCCGCGCTCGAATATCTCCCTGCTGAGGGCGATGTCGGTGATATTGTGAAGTGATAGCTTATTCATCATTAATCTCCTTGTTAAAAGCCCAAGCTTGCCATGCAATGAAGACCAGCACGGCAAACGATATTCCGAGAATTACCCAGTCGCTAAACATTAGCCCTATCTCCCTTGTACGGGCGAAGATCCCACTCTTCGACCTGCGTGATATCCCGCCAGTCATCAATGCCGCAGGCTTCCATAAACCTGTCGGCATCGTAGCGGGGATTGTCCAAGCGGAACACATTGTGGAAATCAACCGCGACGCTGTACATGGCATTCCGCGCGGTGGCGGTGGCATATATCTCGTCTAGTTCGCTATCATCAGCCCCGCCATATTTGAGGTCGTATTTTAGCTGCGCCAAATTGGTTCGCAGTACGTGGGCAACGGTATTGAAGTGGGTCTGTGTAAAACGTGCCATAGGTCTGTTTCCCTAATTGGTTAAAAAAAACCGCCCCCGGTGATGGGGACGGCTCATTATTAGTCGATACAGGGTAAACCCGTCAACTAGTTTTTTCTGCGAGGCTTTCCGTCCCGCCTTTCACGGCAAGCGCACTCTTGGCAAGCTCCTCGATCACGAGGGATTTACCGCCGCGCCCGCCGTACTTCTGCATTGCCGCTGGCGATTGCGATGCCATACGAAACTGAATCTCGGCAATCGCCTCCTGAGCATCGTTTGACAAGAAGATTTGAGAACCGCCGTTAGTGGCGCTGGTGGTGGTTTTCTTACTAGGCATTGGTTATCCTTTCAAAATACGAAGTGATAGATGAATAAACAAAGTCCGACAATTAGGCTTAGTCGGTACGCGGCTTCAATATATTCGATAGCTCCTCCTCCCTAGTTAATAGATTGCCAAGCGGGACCGGACATGACTAGCCAAAGGCCCCGCGCTCGTTCCATTTGTTCGTTGAGCGTGTATCCGCCGTGATCAGTGTTGATCATGTTAACAGATTTCCTACCCAGTGTGTGGGTTTTCTCTTCGCCGTTCATCTCGAACGTGCGGCTGTCGTGGGTATGCGTCGCGTAATGGGTCAACACATTGTACAAGGCCCATTTGTTTTTGCCCAGACCGCCACCTTGCGAGTAATCCCGGCTGTACTCTTCCCACAGATCATAGAGCGCGTGAAACTTCTTTAGATTAGTCGCCTCCTCACGCTCGATCCCGTGCGCCTTCTCGCGCTCTAGCTTCTTTTGCCCTGCGATCTCTTTCGGGCAAATGTGCTTGAGGAAAGCCCCGGCGGTATCGTCGGTAACTGGCGTCGCCTTCCAAGCTTTGAACTGCTCTACATTCTGGCGGAAAGTGCTAAACACCGTATTGGCTGTAAGCAACAGGCTGTGGGCGTCAAAGTGCTTGGAGTGTTTCACCTTGTTATATACTGCCTTGTCACCGCCAAATACCATAGAGTTTTCGCAGTAGGCGCGGTAAGCCCCGGCGAACTGCTGGAAAGCCCATTTTGAATTAACTGAATTAATCTGATCGGAACGACAGTACACCATGTCGCCGCCGCCTGTCATGTCCACGGCTTCGTCTAAATACTGTATAGAGCGTTTCGCCTTCATGCCAAAGTCGGTGTATTCGTCACGGACCAGCACGTTGTCGGTGGGAAGATTGCTTTCCCGCAGAATGTCGGCATGCTTGCCAAACAATTCTATATGGTTTTCGAGGGTGTAAGTGCTGGATACCGCGCCGGTATCGGCAAGGCTCCCATCGTGCGAATACCGCAGCGCCTTGCTACCAGTGATCTCGGTGCCGTCCGCCGTATAGATATTATCTTTGTACACTCCGAGCGGCTCGAAAAAGCTTAGATCAAATACATCGGAATGTTCGCGAACGGCGGAAGCTTTTATGCCGTCAGCGTGCATTACGGCGGCGGGTTCGATTGTCTGTATCAAGTTCATTTCTGGTTTCCTATGTTTGTGAACGATGGAAGCCCTACAGCATATTCGAGATAGTGTCAAATACTTTTTTAATCTGTACAGAATGGACCCGGCGGGAGCGTCGGTCAGGGAGGAAACTTGGCCCCCGCCGGGGAGGTGCAGGGGGAGAACCAGAAAACCCTGCACTAACTAATGTAAAGGCCGACAAATTTATAGGCCGACAACTTTCTATCTCAGATAATGATCCAGCATCCATTCATACCAAACAAAAGTATTTGGTGGCATGTTTTCATACCGTAGTACATCTTCCATAGCGTGCATTATGCAGCCTCCATTTGTTCGTACCAAGTTGGCATAGGACGTTTAGTCCATTTAGCAAACCTAGACTTCTCACCCATGTAGAATGATTTGTAAGCGAGTATGGTATCTTCAAATGATGCCGAGTTTGGGTTACACTTAAATTCATCAGGCATACACTGTGGCGGCGGTGTAAGCTTCGACAAAATTCTTTTGTGTGGAATATACTTAGGAGTGTAGTACAGCCAGTGTAACGTAGATGATTTGTGTATTTTGCCGTAGCGGTACGTGTACTCATCACCAAGATATGCCCATAGGTCCGACAACCACGAATAGTTAGAATGGCTAGCCCTTGCCCACGCAGTGGAGGGGTGGTTCTTATGTGCAATCTTGTACAAGCCCTCGCGGTCAGCAGCCTCATCACCATCGACTACCCTATGTGCAGTGGATAGTATCTGTGCATACTCCAGAACCATTTTAACTACATGTTTGTCGCAGTGCATTTGTGCTGCAATCTTGGGGTTTCTATCTAGAAAGAATATGTTCACTGCTGGTCCTCCCAACGTATGTCCACAAGTTTCATGACTAATATTTCTCTCTCACCTTGAGACACATTAGCCAAATCTAAATCTATCATAGCTTCATTATACAGTTCAGCTATTCTATCTTCGTTACTTCCCTCAGTCTCAGGCACACTCATTTTGGTTCTCCGTTGTGAAGGCTTGGTCCTAGCACACTCGGCTACAGGGGTCAAGACATTTTTTGATCTGCGTAGACTAATCCTCTGCGTTACTAACCAGCGGTCCTAGATAAGCCACCATGCGGTGATGATCTACAAGTAGACCAGACAGTAATCTTTTTGATATTGTTACACTTTTTTTTCGACCATTACCATCTACAATCTCATGTATGTTCTGTAGTTCTTCTTTTGAAGTTTCTAGGCTTATCTGTCTCATTTACTTTATCTCAGTTATTACCCAACGTCCACGTTCTGCTAGGTGAGGAAAACGTCTAGCCCAATCTTTAGGATAAACACCTAGCTCACCTTCATACTTCCACTCCCAACGCAAGGTCTTGCCATCGTAGGCGCGGGTGCTGTACTCAGGCGGTGGCCGTTTGCTGCGCTGTTTGTAATCCCGACGTTTTTTTACTTCCGACATTTTATCTGTCCTGTATCAATGTTGTAATAGACTAGTTCTACACCTAGTTTCTTCTGTATGGGAGATAGCTGACGATTAATCATCGTACCCGGCTTCCAATTAGCAGTCTCGGAACGGAACGACATTGTTTTTACCTCGACAAGTTTTACGTCTTCTGTTTCAGGATTTATGGCGACAAAATCTACAGGCCCAGTGTTGTTCGTTTCGTTGTACACATGGTATCCAATGTCTGTGTAGTATCGCATCACGCCTAGTTTCGACTGCAGGCCCTTTTTCTCTTTAACATTCATATCAGTACACCACTCTATAATCTTCTACAGGGGATTTGTAGTTAGCACCAGACTTACAGCTATCACAAACAAACATGACCTTGTGCAGTAGTTTATCTTTCCGACAAGATAAACACTTCCTAACTTTGTACTGATCCTTGTTTCTCATGTTTTGTCTTGCACTCTCTAATTGTTCGACAACTGTAGAAAAATTTACACGCTTTGGTTTCTTTTTACCCATGTGAGTAAACTGATCGGAATATCTGTTCAGAATACCTATTACAGCATTTCTTGACATATCAACGCCATTGTAGTCTTTGTACTTAGGTGACATTACCTCTGCAATTTGACGGGCTGACAGACCACGCTCTCTGCTTAGTCGAAATATCTCTGTTATAAACTCGTCTTTGTGTTTTTTTGTAGCTACCACTTATCTTTTCCTTATCAAGCCAACAACTCGCACATAGTTTTTGTTTATATCTTATTACAACTGCAGTATTGTCACACTCCTCACAGGAACTCATGTTTTATCCCATCGACTACAACATAGTTCACGGTTGACAGGTTGACATTCCTGTACCCCTTGGCATAGTTGTCATAGACAGTCATCATTTGTTTGTTGGTGTTACAATCTGTGCCGCCCTTCTTGTGCTTCTCAACACCAAGGCGACCATTAATTTTGCGGAGACTACCATCCGCCTTGACAAACTCGATTGTAAAGAATTTATCCTGAACTGTGGCCTCAATTATTCGGCGCATCGTGTCCGGGTTTTCTACCTTGCTTCCGTATAGGGTGATCATGGCTCACCTCTGCTGTTGAAGGAAGCTGCACTATACCTGAGATTTTTTTGAATGTCAAGCGAAAATATATTTGACATGATGCAAAATCCATGCTAGGAGGCATGTTGCCGTGTCCCGAAATTGAGGATATTATATTAATGAGTAATATAATTAAGGATTATATTTATAATCTAGATATACCTCTTGGTACTTCTAAAAGATTAGATTGTCCTATATGTGATGGAACTAATACTCTATCTGTTACTCAGTTTAGTGATTGTATAAAGTATTATTGCTTTCATGCAAACTGTAGTAAGGGCGGTGTAATTAAGGAGGGACTAAGTTCATCCTCTTTCTCTGCACACGATGAAATCCTAAAACCACAAGAACCTGTAGGTCTTGAGCTAGAAAAACAGAACTGGCGCAAGAACAACTATCCTATACATTTCTTTGAGTACATAAGGAGAAACAATTGTACCTCTGCTTGGTCAAAAGGATTGGCCGACATACGGTACGACTACAAGCGAGATAGAGCTGTCTTTCTTGTAAAGGATAGAACAAAGATAGTTGATGCTGCTGGTAGGTACATCGGGTCCGGTCTGCATTCAGGACCAAAATGGTACAGATACGGCGGAAGCAAGCTCCCATTTATTTGTGGTAAACATGATCAAGCAGTTATTGTAGAAGACTGTGCATCAGCGGCATCTGTATCAGGTTTTGCAACAGGTGTGGCGCTACTAGGCACGTTCCTACAAGATGAGGCTTTGTCCGCACTACATGGGTTTGAAAAGATTACTGTAGCGTTAGACAAAGATGCCTCAGATAAATCTGTAGACATTGCACTAAGACTGAACGCTGCATACGGAGACATTGTTGATGTGTGTCTGTTGGATAGAGACTTGAAAAGATTAACTGAGGATGAAGCAAAGGAGGTACTAAAGATATGATCGATAAGGCTGTGCTTGTAGCATGTCTACAGAAGGACAACTTCAATCGTGTATCTGGTTTAATTAAGAAGGAGTATTTCTCAAAAGAGGTGGCTACGATTGTAGAAACTATTAGTCATCTACACAAAACATACGAGGGTGATCTATCACTAGCTGACGTAGCATTGGCACATGATGAGCGTTACCCCGCTATGCCTGAAGCGACTAAGCAAAAGGCTACGCAACAACTAGAAGAATTAAAAGGCGTGACAGTTAACCCTGAACTAGCAGGGAATGTTCTACATAGTTTTTGGAAACGAGCAAAGGCAAAAGAGATAGGAGAAGAAGCCCTTGACATATTTCTTGGTAAATCTAGCGATACTTACTCTCTGCTTACTAGTGTAGAAGAACTAAAGAACAATGAGGTCAAAGGTTCCAAGAGTTACACAGTGCTTGAGGATAACATTGAGGACAGCTTGGAAGAGTTTGAGCGTGATCCTGAGTTTATCTTTCCTACACAGATACGGGACTATGTGCCGGGTATAGACCGACAAAATCTTGGTGTGATCTTTGCACGGCCAGAGATAGGCAAGACAAGTTTTTCTGCGTGGCTATCCGGCTGGTATGTGCGGAACAAGTTTCATGTAGCATACTGGGGTAACGAAGAACCTGTAAAGAAGACTCGTATGCGTGTTGCTAAATCTATTACAGAACGCTCTCGTCTTGAGGTGCTACAGGATAAAGAGGGTTTTGTACAGGAATATCAAGAGAACATACTACCATACATATCATTCATGGATTGTGTCGGTACGTCCATACAAGAGGTTGAGGACTACTGCTCACGCAATGAAGTTGACGTAGTATTCATTGACCAGCTAGATAAGATCAGGATCGACGGTGAGTTCTCACGCGGCGATGAGCGGCTGAAGGAGTTGTACTGTAGGTCCAGAGAGCTTGCCAAGCGGCACAACGTAGCAGTGTGGGCTATATCCCAAGCATCTTATGATGCCCACGGAAGAGAGACTATAGACTATTCCATGCTTGATGGTAGTAAGACAGGCAAGGCTGGTGAAGCAGATATCATTGTGGGTATCGGTGTAGCGGAACATGAAGAGTTTAGAACCATCAAGTTCTCGAAGAACAAGATAAACGGTTGGCATGGGTCGTTGGTTTTACGGCGAGATGGTGATAGAGATATATTCTCATGATCACAGTGCTCGACATAGAGACTACAATGGACTTTGAAAGTTCTACATCATCTCCGTATGATGGTCAGCAGATTGTGTTTGTTGGTTACAGAAGTTTTACGCCAGACCTAACAGTATTTGAAAGCAACGAGTTGTTCTTCTTTCATAACCAGTGTGAGCCTACGCCCCAAGCAAAGGACAGGCTACAGAAAAAACTAGATGAAACAACTTGTTTAGTCGGTCACAATCTCAAATTTGATTTGCAGTGGCTAAGAGAATGTGGCTTTCAGTACAATATGTTTTTGTGGGATACTATGATAGCTGAGTACCTGCTTTGTCGCGGCATAAAGAAATCAATTAGCCTTGCAGAGTGCGCCAAGCGCAGGGGTCTGTCTGAAAAAAGAGTTGACCTCACTAACAACTATATCAAGGACAAGGTATCTTACGAAGATATGCCGTGTGATATAGTTAGAGAGTATTGTATGGCTGATGTAAACACAACCACTCAATTAGCTAAAGCACAACTAGCTGAACTTGACATGGCTTGGCCTAGTAAGGAGAGCCTAGTTTGAAACAAGTTGTAAAGCTCAGCATGGAAATGCTAGACGTTCTCATTGACATTGAGAGAGCAGGAATAAAGATATCAAATGAAAAGCTTGCAAAAATTAAAGCAGACTATCAAGCAGAGTATGATCAGCTATACAGTGACCTTATGGATATCGCTGAGATTGCTATGGGAGATACTCCGATCAACCTTGATAGCCCTGATGACCGCAGTAAGCTGCTATATTCCCGCGAGGTGGTGGACAAGGCTGCGTGGAAAGAAGCGTTCAACATAGGAACAGAACAGCGCGGACACACCAA